CACACGACGCTCTGGACAGGCTGGACGAGCTCAAAGAGAAGATGGAGTATGTGGACTCTGAGGACGTATCAAAGCCCACCCACAGTGCAGACTACTCCGTTTCCTCCGATCTGGTTCTGCTGTCCCACGAGATCACGTTTGACAGCATCGACCACGATCGGTACGACAAAATTTTGGAGAAGCGGAACGACATAGCAAAAACCATCGGCGAGAAAAAGCGCAAATGAGATCAGACCGGCAGGCTTTCAACGGCCCGCCGGTTTTTGCTTTCAGCACTCAAATTCAAAGTCCACAGTTGAAAACTATATGCAAAATGTGGAAAGCAAAATAAGGCCCGTCCCGGAGTTTTTTCTCCAGAGACGGGCCTTTTTTTATTTCGCGCCAATCGCGCGGCGCGCGTTTAATACACTGAAATCGCACGATTTACGCTGATTTTATGCTGACTTTTTGCAAAAAACGCGTTTAATGTTGGATGCTCCAGGCGTTTATGTCGGGAGCATGATGTTTGCGCGGCATCACGAAAACGTGTTTGTATGGTGTGCATTTTGTTGACCTCAACAAAATGGTGACGTTTTGTCACCGTTTCGCCGTCAAAGCGGGCTTCATTCACGGAAACGACCCATTTTAACGAAGGTTGCGGATATGTAGTGTTTTTCTTAGGGTTGCTCCTTCATGTTTTCGTGGCGTCACGCAGATATTACTTGCTGACGCCCTTGTTGCGGCTGATCTGGGCCTGGATGCGGGTCGTCAGGTAGCCCACGGTATCTCCGCCGCTGATTTCCTTGATGTAGTCCAGAGCATCTTTGCTCAGGCTCTTAATTGCTACCGAGATCGCACGGCTCAACGCCTGGGCCTGCTCCTCCTCTTTGAACGTGCCGGCCTTTTTCAGATCGTCAACGTAGGACTGGTTCATGGCCGCCACGGCGTCAGCCACCGCGTTTGCGATCTCCTGGACGAGGCGACGGGTCACTTCGCTTTTGGCGTTCTCCTCAGCAGATGCGCTGATCGAGGCCGCGGCCTTCTTCACGCAGGCAGTTGCAAGGGGCAGACAGACCATCAGGACGGCCCAAAAACCTTCACGCAGAATGTTGTTCATAATCGTTCTCCTCTCAAATCACAGTTTTGCCAGGTACTTATCCGCACCCGACAGTTTTTTCCAAGAAGCGGGGCCGCAGATGCCATCTGCAACAAGCCCGTTCTGCTTCTGGGCAGACAAAAGGGCCTGCGTGGTTGCAGGCCCGAAGTTTCCATCCTCTTTGATTTTGAGCAGCTTTTGCAGCAGAATGATCGCCGATCTGTTCGCTGCACCGACGCTCCCATGCCGGATGGTGGGCAGGATGAAGCTATTGTACGTCGTCGAGGGATAGACGCCCGGAGATGTGCAGAGCCAGGTTGCCTTGCCTGCGCGGGTGTCCGCGTGGCACATAGCAGCCTCGGAATGCCAGTAGATGCCGATGCCGCCGAAGCCCACCGCCTGCGCGATGATGCCCAGCGCGACCGGATTCACGACCCGATCGAGGGTGCGCCAGTCGGCAGCAAACCCATAGAGGTGCTTGCTGTGCGAGCTGCCGTGTACCTTGGCGTTGTGCGTGATGCAGCGATACCCAGACGTGACCTTCAACTTAACGCCCAGCACATCCCGGATGCTCTGGAGCTTGTCTACGAGCTCCAGATCGATCATCTGGGCGTCGCACTTCTTGCACTGGCATTCAAATTCATCCCTGGTAAAATTCTTCGTCAGCGCGGTTTTGTCCCCGCGCTTATAGGTTACAATGCTCATACAAAATCACTCCTCTCTGCTATGGGTCATAAAAAGTCATGGCTTTCCAGCAGCTCGTCGTACACGCGGTTGATGTTGTCGATGGCATGGACGCACTTTCCATTCGGGAAATTCTTGTGCTTTTGGCAGTAGCCCTCATAGTCATGCACGATGTCGAGCATTTCGTCAAAGTGCTCTTTTGTGTGACGAACCCCGTGTATCAGTTCATCATTGAAACGCAAAATTTGTGTTCTCCACGATCTAGCTTCTCGGTCATCATCGGTAACAACATGCTCATCCAGCTTCTTTTGCATTTCCTCCAGCCGCTGCTGCATGGCATCAAGACGCTGCGTTACATCGGCGTTTAGGTTTTTGCTTAAAAATCCAATAATAGCCGACCATGGGTTGATCTTGATAGGCGCGATCTCGACAAGGGACAGCAGGATGATGACAGCAGGCGTGACCATGACAGGCCCCCACGTTTCCAAGATGGCTTTCAGGCTCATTCCGTATCACCTCCCCTCTGTTTGGATTCAGGCCGCAGGTCTGCCCCGCAGCCCCTCATACAGCATCCCACCATCAACACCCCGAACTCTGCACGCTCGGTGCTCATGTTCTCGCCCTGCGCTTCAAGCCGGGTCAACAGCTTCTCACACAGCTCAGGCCACGTCATGGTCGTCACCGGTGATGCGCTTGTAATCCTCGGCGGTGATCTCGCCCTTGTTTACGCGCTCGGCCAGAACTTTCTTCACGCCTGCACGGCGGGATGCGGGCATCTCTGCCCAAGTCTTAGTGCCTGCAATCAGGCGGTTTGCCCAGATAATGTTCATGACGATACCTCCTTATTCCTTGTTCAGCGCTGCGTCCAGCTCACACAGCGCGGTTTCGATGTCGGCCAAACGCTTCTCGTTGGCTGCGTCCTGCTCACACAGGGCATCTTCCATTTCAGCCACACGGTCGGGCAGCTGTTCGTGCTCCTGCTGCTTCTTGGCTGCGGCTTCCTTCTCCTGCCGGGTGGGCAGATTGTCCTTTTTCCACTGAATCATGGTGACTGTCCTCCTTACTGGAAAGCGCCGGAGACGGCTTCGATGTAGCCGCCCTCGCCGGATTCGCCGCGCTCCACGCTGACGCGGAAGTTAAACGCCGCGCCGTTGGTGGCGGTCTTATTCTCAAAGACGATGTTCACGCCTTTTTTTACCTCGGTCGTGGCATCCTGCCAGACCGGGGAGCTGTCGAGTGCGTTGTTGGTCACTTCGGCTTTGAACTTCGCATCATCGGGGATGGAGCCGGTCACCTGAAGCACGGCAACGGTGATGTCGCCCTCCACGGTCAGAGGTTCGGCCAGCGTCACACTTGCGGCGTGGACGGCCTTGGTGAAGGTTGCGGACGCGCTGGTGGTCTCCTTGCCGTCGCTCACCTCAACCGTCAGGGTGTGGCGGCCATTCAGGACGCGCTGGAACCCTGCGGCATCGGCGGTCTGCTCAAAGGTCAAGGCCGTGCCGCTGGCAACGCCGGTGCGGGTCTTGGTGGTCTTACCGTCCAGCTTTTCGGTGACGGTCAAGGTGTCGCCGTCGGCATCCCTGACGGTGTACTTCCACGCAAAGGCCGCGTTCTTCCGCCCCAGAGCTGCGCCGTCCGTGCTGACGGTAGGTGCAGTGTTGACACTGACCGTGCCGTCGTCAGAGACCACGAGTGTAGAGGGAAGAATGAAAGCGGGGCGAACACCACAGGAGTTGCCGCACCAGTAGTAGTTGTCGGAGCCATCGGTGCTGACGTTCCAGACGTAGTTGTTATTGCCGGTGCCCGGAGAGCGCAGCCACCAAATGGCAGCGGAGCTGCCATTGTATGCAATACGCTTGCTGTTACCGCTGGAGCTGTTGCCAAAGTATGCCAGCCTCACACCATCCTTCGGGAAATAGCCGTTGTCGCTGGTCGTCCAACCAACCTCATAACCAGACAGCAGGAACACTTTGGTGCTCAGGCCGTTGGAGCCGGTGGCAAGGCTGCCGCCGGAACCAGTGCCGTTCTGGTACGGGATTTTCACCTGCTTAATAGCCGCCCGGATGTTGCTGTCGATGAGGTTGTAGAACGTTCCGTTCAGGTATGTGTGGATGCTGGAATCCTTGTAGGAGTTATTGTTGCCGAACGTGGACGTGGTGTAGATGTCCTTCATCAGCAGCCACGTTCCATTGCAACTCGAATCATAGGTGCTGGTGTTCGGGTTGCCCTGCTGCACAACAATAAAATCTTTGGACGCGCCGTTGACTTTGATTTTGACAATGCTGCCAACGGCTTTCGTGCCCAGTTTTACGTTTGCCATTGTTACCTCCTTGTTTTCGTTCAGGCCCACGGCATGATCTCCGCGGGCCGCGTGTTCTGCGATACAGAGAGGGACAGGGCTTTGTGCTGCTTCTTGTAGATGCAGCGGCATTGCCTCGCCCGCCGTCTGTCACGCGCGAGTTTGTTCGAGTTGATTTTTCGATGGATAGGGATTTTACAGTCAAGCAATTTTTCGAGCCGGTCAGCGTACTTGCGGCGTAAAGAGTAAGTATCACCATGGGCGGCATGGGCATCCCACGCATCAAAGCTCCGCAGGATTTCCTGCTTGGTCACTTCGCCTGCGGGGTATGCCGTCTCCCAATATCTGATCTTGTTCTTCATCCGCTTGGAGCTATCCCGGCGCAGCTTTTGGATGACCGCGCCGGTGTCGGTCAGGTAGCTATGGAATCCCAGAAAATCAATACCGTTCCGCAGCGGGAAAATGGCGGTTTTCTGGTTCAGCTCAAGGCCGTAACTGTCCATGAGCGCCCGAACATCCCGGAGAATGCACTGCAATTTCTTCTTGTCCGAACAGATGATGTAGAAATCATCCATGTATCGGCCATAGTATTTGATGCGGTACTTTTCTTTGATGATGTGGTCGAACTCGTCCAAAAACATGAGGGCGAAAAGCTGGCTCGTCTGGTAGCCCAGCGGCAAGCCGTCCTCCATCACGTCGATGTAGATGCAAAGCAGCTCATAGACACGCGGGTCAACGCCGCGCTTGTCCAGCACGGCTTTGAGCTTGCGTTTTAGCTTCCGGTGGTCGATGCTGGCGAAGAAATGCCGCACGTCGCCTTTCAGCACCCAGCCGTCCGCGCCGTGGCCCTCACGGCGGTAATAGTCCACCATGTGGGTTTTCAGGCGCATCAGGCCGTCGTCTGTGCCTTTTCCGGTCTGGCTGGCGTGGCTGTCCCGGATAAAGCTCTTTGTCAGGGCATCATACAGGATGTTATCGACCAGAGCGTGCAGCACCACCTTGTCCACAAATGCGGGGGCATGTACCATGCGGCGCTTCGGCTCGTAGACGGCAAAGACCTCAAACTTGCTCGGCACATAGCATATCTGCTGCCGGATGTCGCCGCCCGGCTGGCGTACATCACGCACAGCCAGCTTGCGGGACAGCTTTTCCGTGCAGGCCAGCGCCTGCGCCTCGTACTCGATTGTTTTGCTTTTACTTCGCTTTCCCTTCCGGGCTTCAAGGTAGGCTTTGTAAAGCACCTCAAAGCTGCACAGTTCTTCGTATGTCAAAATTACCCTCCGCTGGTTCGCGTTGCGGTAGTGGGCTGCATCCGGCGGGGATGGCCCACCTCAGCGGGATGTATTTATCACTTGCCTGCATCGGCAAGCGACAGGATGCGGTTTCCTTTGATGGGCGCACTGCTTTCAGCTTATGCCTACTCGTCACACGGTTCCATCAGAGCGGGGCGAACACCATAGGAGTTGTTGTACCAGTTGTTGTTGTTGGAGCCATCGGTGTTGACGTTCCAGACGTTGTTGTTATTGTTGGTGTTCGGAGAGCGCAGCCACCAAATGGCAGCGTCAGACAAACAAACCGCACCCTTTATGCAAAGCGGTTGCCCGCTGTGCGTTTACGGTTCCGGGTAAAGGACGGCTTTCAGGGCGGCAGCCTGTTCGGTCAGCCGTTTCCGTTCCGCTTCTGCCCGGAGTTTTTCGGCACGTCCGCGTTCCGACGTGAGCCACTTCATCGCCGGGTATTTTACGTCCGTGACCTTCTTTGTCCAGATACCGGCTTTCTTCGCACTGATGATACCTTCCTCCGTGCAGATGGTCAGGTATTCCAGCAGCAGAGAGCAGCCGTCCACAACTGCGCCGATCTTCTCAACGCGCTTGTCGTAGTCGGTCTGGAAATTGACGTTGTTCGCCGCGTGTGCATCCAGCAGGATTTGCCGGGCAGTCAGCCGGATGCCCTCACCGTACAGACGGAAAGTGCTTTTGGAAAAGCCCTCCCTGTCCCGTGTGTCGAGTGCATGGACGGCAGTGCCGCACACCTTCTGGATGTCGCGCACATCTTCGAGCGCCGCGACTTTCTGGATGATCTTCCGGGCATCGCTCCGGCTGATGTCGTCGGTGACAATGCGGGTTGCCCTCTGGGTGTACCGCAGCAGCTCCCGCGCATTCGCGCCGACCTTGAACGTTTCAGCCATCGTCAGAACTCCACCCTTGCCTGCTCGGCATTCCACGCGCCGGTCACGGTCAGGCCGTCCAGACTGCCGAACGTGGCAGAAAACGGGTTTTTCGTGACGTTCGTGCCGAACTTCAGCTCAATGGCCTTGATGCTGGCGTTCATAGCTGCCACACTGGCACGGATGTCGCTGTGGGCGTTCTCCGCACCGTTGTGAGCGTCCACGGCTGCGCTGATGCGCTGGTCGGTCTCGGCCTTTTTGTAGCCGTCCACTTCCCACCGCTGGCTCTCGGTCAGGTGGCCGTCTGCATCCAGCGTGGCAATGCCGCCCGGAATGCCGATCTGGTCAGTGCGGACAACATCTTCATCCGGCGCCTTGCCGGGGCCTGCGTTAAAAGAACCGTATGCCATTTAGGTTCCCCCTTCCTGTGCATCCGTGTATTTCACGGTGCTTGTAATGTGATACTGTGCAGAAATTTTCTCGGTCGGAGCTTTGGCGGCCCTCAGCCGCAGCTTTCCTTCGAGGCTTTCGGTCGCAATAAAGCCCACCGCACCCGCCACATCGTAAAATTCCGGCAGTACCGTAACATCCACAATGTCGGTAGCCAACAGGCCCGCAATGGGGATGTCACAATAAAAATAGCCGGGGGAGGAATCATCCTCGCCCCAGCCATCGACCGGAATCGTAAAAGACACCGCAGCCGTGACATCCTGCTTTTCGTGCAGGATGTCATCGGTTTCCTCGAATCCGTTTGCCGTTGCTTCGGAAAGGTCTCCGAGTGCGGTGTTGCACTGCTTGATGTGGCTGCAAAGCGCGGCAAGCCCTGTGCCCAAAAGCGTTTTGATCTTCGCTTTTGCCATAGAGCTTACCTCCTCATGTCTTAGTCAGCCAGCAGAGTGGCGATCTCCTCTGCGGAGAAGTCCTCCACATCCTCGTCGTGCAGAACATTCTCCGGCTCGGTGTACACGACGACTTCCTTGCCGTCAATGTTCACATTGCCGTTGGTGGAGCTGGCTGCGGTCTTGGTGGCACCCTCAGAGACACCGGCCAGCTTTTCGCCCTCGGCATCGGTCATCAGGCGCTTGCCAGCCTCGGCGGCCACAAAGTCGGCAGGCTTCTTGCCGCTGTCGGTCAGGTTGCCCTCGCCGTCCAGCGCAGCGAGGTTGCCGGTGGTAGCACCAGTGACCTTATCGGCCTTGCCGGAAATGTCCACTTCCTCAGGGGTGGGAACATACAGACCGTCGTCCTTCAGGGTCAGAGCGTTGCCCGCAGCAGCGGAAACATTGACCTTGACATCCACCTCATAGCCAGCGATGGTAACGGTGGTGGAAGCATCCTTGCCGACGGCCTTAGCCTTGTAGGTATCCACCAGCGCAGCCATGCTCAGGAAAGAGTAGGCGCAGGAGTCAGGATTCTCGCCCTTGACGGCCAGCACCATGACGGGCTTGCCGTCCAGCTTGGGGTCGGTAGCGCCGGGGTAGGTCGCAGCATCGAACTTGAACTTGGCCACGAAGGTGGTCTTGGTCTGGTCGAGGAACAGCTCAGAGGGGAAGTCAACGGAGAAAGCAGCAGTGCCGCTCTTGTCGGTAGAGGTGTAGAAGTTCACGGTGTTACCGGTCACCTTCACGGCCTTAATGGCGGCGTTGGCAGCGGTCTCGACCGGGGTGAAAGCGTCCTTCTTGACGAAAGTCTTCTTGATCTCAGCGGTCAGGTTGCGGATGGTGGTCTTGGTAGAAATCTGCTTAGACATAATAGTGTCCTCCTAAAAATTATTTCAGCATATCAACGATTTCCTGCTGCGTTTCTTCCTCGTCGAGCAGGTCTTCACTCGTCATAACGGTTTCTTTGCGGACGGTCAGCGCGTTTGCGCTGTCGAAGTCAAGACCTTCGCCGATGCGGACGGCAATAGCGCCGCTTGCGTCGCGCTTCAAGCCCTGACCGATGCTTACGCTACCGGTTTCACCCGAACCACCTCCTTTCCCGAACAGGGTTACGGTCGCCTGAATATCTGCTTCCGGGATGCGCTGAGCGAAAAATCTGATGAAACCATCATGCGTTTCGCACCCGTTCAGGACGCCCGCTTTGGTCGTAGTATAGAAGCTGCCGGGAGATACAACGCCAATGGGTACAAGCTCGCTGGCGCTGTCCGACAGTTCTGCATCATAAATGCACTGGTAGTAATCCATACCGCCAGCGTTTTCGTAATCATCCTCGCTGCGGGCGGGCTTCCACCCGTCAGCCGCAAGGGTGAGTTCGTAGGAGCCATAGTAGCCGCCGCCTGTGCCGCCGTCCACCTGCTCCTTGATAAGAGCCTTTACCTGTTCTTCGTTCAGGATTTCCCCGGATTCAGACAGGTTCTTCACGGCTGCGCTGACCGCTGCCGTGATAGTCGCCGCATGGGCGTCGGCATTGGCATTGTGCTTCTCGATCTCGGCCTTGACCAGCTTCATCAACGCCTGCACCTGAGGGTCAACGGCGATGGACATGTTGGCTTCTGCCGAAACAGCCAGCAGGACGGCGATTTCAAACGAAAACTCGGAGTTCGTGCTTGCGGCAGGAACTTCAATGCCGCGCTCGTCCTGCATCAGGAACAGGAGCGTTTCAGTGCCGTCATTCAGGACGCCGAAAACTCCGATCTGGTGCATAACGTAGGTATCTGCTGCACCGGTGGCCTGAATACTGACCTTGCGGGCGGTTTTGCCGTCGTCCGCGACGGTTTCAATGCCCAGCAAGGACAGTTCGTGTGTATCGCCGCTGACTGCGGTTTCTGCCGACAGGTCGGCGCCAGCAGAGCCGGTGCCGCTCACGGCGCGGGTGATGGTCAGTGCGCCGCCGGAGAGAGATTCCGACAGCAGGGCGGCACCGGCTTTCGTGTAACTGGATTTTTCCCAACTCACGTTGTCTGTCCTCCAATCGTAATAGTTACGGTTTCATGCGTGTGTGCAAGCCTGCCCGCGGCATAGGCTTGCGCGGAAATGGATTTCGGGGTGATGATTCCGGGAATTTCGACTGCTGCCATCATCCTTGCCGACGCAGCGGCTCCGGTGGTGTATGCCGTAGCTCCAACGGCTCGCGGCTGAATCACACCCGGCAGCCGGATGATGCAGGAAATAGCCGTGCTGTACTGAGCTACGGCGATATATGCAGGCGGCGCTTCGGGCTGATAGGTAAACGCGATAGAAAACGGAATATGTGCCGGAACCTTTTTTGACAGGATGTCGAGAACGTCGCTTACCAAAAAAGAGAATTCGTTTTTGGGTGAAGTGGAGATGTAAAGTTTGTTGTTGAACCGATCGTCAAACGGTTCGAGCTTTATATCAGACGGAGATCCCGTATAGGCTTGAAGCATTTCTGAGAGAAGCGTTGCAGAAACTTTTCCAAATCCAATGATATAGGATTTAATAAGCCTGCGCCGTTCTTCCAATGTACGTTGGCTTCGTGTTCTGATATGGAGAAAGCGTTCCAGCTCAACAATAGCCGCCTCGTCCATTGAGTCGATAAAGCCGCTCGTGTAGATACCTTCAATAGCATCTTGAGCGCCATCAAGCAGTCTTCCGTTCGCTTTGAGGATAGCGACCATTTCCCGCACATCACGGTAATAGCGCGGGTAGTAGGAGATCAGCTCGTCATAGTTGCTGGCAAACTGCCGATTGTAGAATCTCTTCATGTTGTGACCGTCACCTCCCCTGCTACGGGGATAAAGTCAGCTCCGGGCTTGATGTTCTCGGTGCCGCCGTTCAGCGTCAGTTTTTTGTAGTCGAGAACGCAGTCCAGCCCGATGATGATCGCGCCGATGCGGGCAGCGCGGATAACGACATCCTCGGCGGCCGCTGTGGTCAGCACAGTATCTTTGAGGTAGGCGTCAATCGCTTCTTTCGCCTGCTCCTGGACTTCTTGCGGGGTGAATCCGCTTGCAAGATCGGCTTCAAAGGCGATGTCGATCTTGATTTCGTGGGCAGAAACAGCGGTGAAGTGTGCGCCAAGGTTGGCGACGCCTTCTCCCAGACCGTCGCCGACGGTATAGGTGTAGCCGTCCACCGTGGCCGTGTAGCCATTGGTGGCCGGGTCGATGTAGTTCTGCACCTCCGCGATCTTTGAGCTGGAGCAAGCACGACCGGAGGAGTCGATCAGGACAGCCTTCACGGTGTTCGGGCCATTCCACAACGGATAAATCCGAGCGTGGCCGATGCCGTCGATGGACTCGCACCAGGTCTTATAGTGCTGTTTGTTTCCGTTCTCGGCAGGGCCAGCGATCTTCTCCTGAACGCGGGTTCGCAGGCTTTCGTCCTTTTCTCGGTCAGCTCCATTCTCGTAAATCTCACCGAACTTGGCATTTTTCAGACCTTCGATTTCGTTTACCGGGATTGCGGCCGTGCCGGCATAAACTACATTGCCAGCTTCACCGGGAACTTCTGCTTCCAGATAATACTCGCCTTCCAGTGTGTTGTAGCGCAGCAGGAAGTAGCGGCCGTCGTTATAGAAGCGCGTCCCGGTGTCCGGGGTCGTGCCCTCAAATGAAAACCTGTACTTCGCAGGGGTCGCAGCATGGCGGGTCACGCCGTACTCGTCCGCCTTGTCGTCCAGATCATCGCCGGTGGCGGTGGCGATCGAAGCCATCTTTCTTGCAATGCCGATGTCGGCATACAGCTTTGCAATTTTGAGGCACGGGCCCGCGACTGCATCATAGAAGATCGAACCCTGCCGGGTGTCGATGCCGTCCGGCGCATTATCCAGGACGTCTCGCAGAATCTTCTCATAGGTCATTTCTTCAAACATTAGATCACCTCCTCCACTTCGATTTCTCCATAGATGGTGTCAGCCGTAAACACGATCTGCGCCTGATCTTTGTCGAACGAGATGTCGAAGTCGTGACATTCTAGGATGCGGCTGTCCGGCGCGAGAGCATCTTTTACGAATCCCTCAATGACGGATTGCGCATACTCGCGGCTTGCGTCCTTCGCAATAACGGCGTCTTCGATCTCAGAGCCGTACTGTTTATCGTAGATCAGGCACTTAAAACGCGGGGTGATTATGGCCTTTCGGATAGCCTGCTGCACCGCTTCGAGGTTATCCACGAAGCCGACGATTCGCCCCGCGTCAAGATCAAGACGGTACGTCCTGGACGACATTTCCTGTGCATCCTGGACATCCGCGATATTGATTGGGATATAAACGGCCATTTCAGATGTCCTTTCCGGCCACCTGGCCCGCCACTCGATCGAGGACGTAGTACAGCTTTCCATTGTTGATGGAAAGCAGATAAACCAGGTCGTCTTTTTGCAGATGGTTATAAACCTTCAAAGTCATTTTGTAGGCGTTGAGTTTTTCAACGTAGTGTTTGTGCTTGACCTTTGAGGTGTCACCGCCACGCGAATCAACGTGCTGGTGCTCGCCATCAACCTTCGTGTAGGTTTCATCCCGTAGCTCGCCCTTGTCTCCCATCGTATAGTCTGCGTGGGTGGTGTAGTCGGTAAGGTGCCAAGGTACTATTAGTTGCTCGCCTGAGATCACGAGTTTGCTGTCATTGGCGGCGGTGATCTCCAGCGGGTCGTCCTTCGTGACGGTTCCTTGCAGGATTGCACTTCCGGGCGGTATCAAGCCCTGAAAAAGCCCTTTCAAGCTGTTTGCCTCCACTCAGATCACCCTTCCTTCTTGATCTCTGCCGCCGTTGTCAGCGTCAGGCTCATGGTGTGCATATTGTCCTCAAACGTGTGGTCGTCGCTGTCCACATAATAGGCACGGCTTATGTCCAGATGCGGAATCTTTACCAGAATCGCCTTTCCGGATATAACGTCCGGGTCTCCCAGGATGTTGAGCGTCAGCGTTTCCTCCGGGTCGTCCAGGGTGTCGAGGACGCTCCCTACCAGGTCTTTAACTTGGGCTTTCGTAAGGGATTCGTCCGGCTGCTGGATTTCCTGGAAAATTCCGATCTTCTGCTCCAGCGAGGAATTGCTTTTCTCCGCGAGGGTGGTTCCCTCTTTTGAGATCATCTTCACGCGGGTTTTGATGGACTCAATGCTTTTCGTGTAGGAATAGCCGTACAGATTCGCGTCGCCGTCCACAACAAAGGAAATAACCTGATCTTTTCGCTGGAGAAGACTCAGCTTTCCCTTGTCGCTGCTGATAAAGTGCCGGGTGCCGGTCGCCTTGTAGTCAAGGCTGAGGGCGTCCAGCACTGCATCCTGGCCGGTGGTCTTGCTCTTCGTAAACTCAGGGATTTTGTAGGAACACTTTGCGACCTCTCCCGTGGGGATGCCGAACCTGGAGCACACGTCAGAGAACACCTGATCGGCAGTCTTGTTCTTGTAGACGAATGTGTCCTTGTTGTTGGCAAGGTAGATGCCGTTGTCGTATGCCTTAAATTTGAGTTGCTTATTGTCGCCTTGGTTTTGGTTCATAAGGATGCCCCTGAACCGTTCCTTGCCATCGACCAGGAAAACGCACTGGTTTCCATCCGCAACGTCGATGCCGCTGCGGGCGTGACGATAGCCGTCATCGTCAATCATTGCCACGGTGATGGTACGGGCAGAACTGCCTTTGCGACCGCTCCAGCGGACGGACTTCACAAGGTTCGTCATGTCGATCGTCTTCTTGTCCTTGACCACGAGCAGCTGAATTCTCGCCATGCGCAGCCCTCCTTACGGAATCTTCAAAACCTGTCCAGGTTTAATGAGATTCGGATTGCTGCCAATCAGCGACTTATTGGCAGCATAGACGCTGGAGTATTTGGAGCCGTCCCCGTAGAGGGACTTTGCGATGTTGTACAGGCAGTCGCCCTTCTTGACAGTGTAGGTCTTCGGGGTAGACGTGCTGTCAACGCGGGCCACGGTGTCCTGCACGGTAGCCACCAGGGAAGAGTCGATCGTTACCGTTTTCAACGACACTTCCTGATACTCTTTCAGGGTGATGTCGTAGTGATAGGTTCCGACGTCGCCGCCGTCCTCGCGGTAGTTGAAACTCTCGATAGTGCAGTACAGGTTGATGTGCATTCCTGTGCAGATGAAGTGTATCGGAACCCGGCTCTTCTTCCACCGCTCGATCATGCGGACGTACAGAATCGGCGGAACGGCGATCAGAGACTTCATGCCCGGAAAGCCGTGCGCCGGAAAGAAACTGGAGAAGCTAAATTGCAAAGCAGGGCGGCTCTGCATGATCGTGACTTCACCAAGGCCGGTGAGATCAACAGAGCGGTTGTTGCTGCCGTTCTTGACGTTGAATTTCTCAGGCAATACGGGCAGCCGCATTTTCTCTTTCTCCGCGTTCCAGGTGAACCAAATTTGGTAGTTAATAGTCATAAGACAGCTGGCCCTCCTCAAAGATTTCATCCTTGATAACGCCCATCAGAACAGGTTTGATGTTGTTCGTGAGCAGTTCAAGCACGGCCTTCTCAGACATGCCGTCGCCAGAGCCTCCAGAAACGGTCACAGAGCCATTGCCGACGATCTCCAGAATGATTCTCTTGGTGATCTCTTTCGTGGCGTCTGTGCTTTCTTGGGCCGCTGTCTGAGCATTCGGCTGAACATTCAGCGGTGCAGCCTCGGCAGCAACGGGGGCATTGGAGGCCGGAAGCGCGACCGTCGATACTTCAGGAAGGCCAGTGTAGGCGGCGTTAATTGCCTCCAGATCGGAGTTCTTGCCAGACACGATGTCTGCAACCTTACCCAGCACGGAATCGAAGAGCGATTCGCCTGGTCCAGGTTCAGGAGCATCAACGGTAACACCCGTGAGCGCCTGCAAAAACTGGTCAAATTTTTTCTCGTTTGATGTATCGGATGCAGGCTCCATGCCATTCAAAGCATCGATGATTTTGTCTGTTTCCTCGGTCGGAAAGACGGTGCTTCCCTGCTTACCGACGATCAGCTCCGGGCCATTCTCACCGGCAACGAACACATCTTCAGCGTCCGTCGTGCCTCCAGCATGTCCGGGGACGGTCGTTGTGGTAGACGCGGGAACAGAGGGAGTAGAGCCGTTCTGCAAGGCCAGAGCCACAGATGCGGCCACATCCTTTGCAGCGGCTACGGCGTCCTTCTTGCCGTCTTTGAGCTTCTGGACATACTCGGCAATGGTGTCCTTCGCGGCCTTCCCTGCCTCGTCGGAGAGGTCGAGAGAGTCCACCGTGCCTTCCATTTTCTTCTGGAAGTCATCGAGCTGGTTCTCGTAGTCCGTTACCCAGTCGGCGGTTGCCTGAGCCGCCGCATCCTGCTTGGCGGTGACGTCGGCCAGGGTGTCGGCCAGCTTTGCCACAGCGTCCTTGTTGCCGCTGTTGATCGACTGAACCATGCTTGCGGCAAGACCGGCGGCCTGTTCGCTGCCGTCCTGGACGTAGGACATCAGAGCCTTGTAGTTCTCCTCGGTGATTCCCAGATCGTCCGCGGAGGTGGCTTTCAGCGTTTCAATGTTGGCGGTGTAGGTGTTCCAGTAGTTGAGCTGCGAGTCGAGAGCCGCCTGCGCGTTGGAAACGCTCGCGTTCAGGTAGTCGCTCGACTTCGTGGACGCCTGATCGAAGAGATCAAACTGGCCCTCGAAGCTATCCTTTGCCGCCTGGTATGCGTCGTCGTATGCCTGACAGAGCTTTTCCACATCAGAACGCACATCGCTGTACGCCTGGGAAATGGCCTCGCCATAGGTAACGCCTTCCTCTGCGGCGGCCTTCGCAGCATCAGCAGCGGCGGTGTAGCCCTCCTCGATTTCCTCGATCTTCTTGCCGGTTTCGTCGTAGGCGTCCTGCAACTTGGTCTGTTTGTCCAGAACCTCTTGCAAAGCATCAGCAGCAGCGTCGGCGTTGGCCGCCTGCTCCGACCACTGTGCAGAGATCGTAGACATCCCGGTCGGGTCTTGTGCGTAGAGATCGGCGATGTAGTCCTGGTAGACCTTCTGCGCATCGTTGGCCCGCTGCTGGGCGGCTGTGACTTCATCCTGAACCTTTGCAAGCTCCTCCTGCTCCTGAGCCTGCTGCTTAATGAGATCGACGTACTCCTGGTACTTCTCGTTATAGGCTTCCTGCTTTGCCTGTTCCTGAGCCATCTGCTTGATGTAGGCGAGGCTCTTGTCCTGGTTTTCGGTCAGGTCTTCGTAGGTCATGTTCAGGCCGTCGATGTTGCCGTTCAGCTCGTCGAGAATGGCCTGCATTTCCTGCTGTTTTCCTGCCGCCTCCCCGGTAGAGCTTGCCAGCTCAGACAGGCGGGCGATCAGCGCGAGATTTTCCAGCTCGTTCTTATGCACAGACTCCGTGTTATTGTCCAGCTCGTCCATCAGGGAGCTGTGCTTGTCGATCAGGTTGTCGCACTCAGAAATGAGATCACCGACGGACTGCCCGTTGCTGTTCAAAGACTCAGACAGGGTGTCGATGCGGTACTTCAAAGAGGACGCCTGATCGGACGTGTCGCCGTAGGTATCGCAGGCGATCTGGTACTGTTCCTCCAGCGATTCCAGCTCTTTCTGCTGCTCAGCAGTTACGGCGGTCATGGACTGCGTTTCCTTGTAGGCGTCCTCGTACTTGTTGCCCAGTATGGTGACGGCAGCAGTTATCGCCGTGACGCCAGCCGCCACGCCGAGCAGCACCGGCAGATACGGAACCAGCGGAGCGAAGAACCCGGCTTGAATCACCTTTGCGGCAGACATCGCCGCGGACAGACCGGCCACGCCAACGGCCACCGTGCCCAGGCCGGTGCCGATCGCGGTCAGGGCCTTCACGACGTTCGGGTGCTCAGTGAGGAAGTCCCCAACCTGTCCCCAGAGGTCGGCCAGCTCAGCCGACGTATCATGGATAGCAGGCTCCAGAACTTGAGTGAAGGCAACATTCATTTTGTTGTTGGACTTCTCCCACTTCTCGCTCAGACTCTCGCCAGCCTCAGCGGTTTTCTCCAGCGTGCCCACGGCAGCGTCCAGAGATCCCGTCAGGGTGTCGGTCGTGATTGCGCCGTCGCGGATAGCCCGCGCAAAGTCAACGCCCACTTTGCTGCCGAAAATCTCAACGGCCTCCGTGGTCGCCTCGGAGCTGTCCTTCATGTTGGCGATCTCGGTTATTGTGTTCTGCAAAGCCGTCTGTGCATCCAGACCATCAGAAGCAAACTTCTTGACAGCAGTGCGCATGGCGGTGATCGTAGAGGTTCCCTCGACGCCATAGAGCTCCATCTGAGCCAGCAGGCCGATCGCGTTCTCCAGCGACAGGCCCAGCTCTTGCAAGGACGATGCGCCCGTAATCAGGGTATTGCTCAGAGTGGTAACGGACAAGCCGGAAATTTGTCCGGCATAGGCCAGATCGTCGAGAACATTCGGCAGCTTGGATGCGTCCACGTTCCATTTGTTCATCACCTTGGTAACAAGCTGAACGGAACCAACGACATCCTGGCCGGTAATGTCCGCGAAGTCTAGGAACTGGCCCGTAACCTCCGAAAGCGTATCGCCGGTGTAGCCAAGGCGGGTGTTGATCTCGCCGACGGCACCGGCCACGCTGTCAAGGGCGTCGTCGTTGCCAGAGTAGGCTTTCAGCATACTCGTGCCCAGGCTGTCCAACGCCTCGCCCGTCGCACCGGTGGCGTTGACGACAATCTTCTCGGCGTTGCTGTAACTGTCGGTCAGCTCGTAAACCGAGGATGTGATCTCCTTGATTGTAGCCGTGATGCCAGCCGTAGTGAGGGCCTGAGCGATCGTTTCGACAGCATCAGCACCAGTCTTTCCGGCGTCTTCGGCCTCGTCGCTGGCCTTTTGGGTAGCCTTAGACAGCGTGTCGGTTGCGTCGCTGGCCTTACCGTTGGCTTCCGCCAGGGTCTCCGCTGCATGGCCTGCCTGTTCAGCCGCAGCCTCCAGCTTGTCGAGGTCTTCCGTGCCGGACGACAAAACAGCCTGGTAATTCTGCATCGCAGCATCGGCGTCGCTCTGGGCTTTTGCAAGCTCTTTGAGGGCATCTGCTGCTGCGGCGCTGGCCTCCTCCAGCTCCTTTTTGGTTTCAGCCGAAACCTTTTCGTTCTGCATGAGGTCTTCGAGCTGATCGCCGGTCTTCTTGACGGCGGCGGTCAGATCGTTATGGATTCCGGCTGCGGCCTCAACGGACTCGGACAGCTCGTCGGAGGACTTCTCGCAGAGAGCCATCATGTCGTTTAGATCGTTCAGGGCAGCGGTGGATTTCAGCCCCATGTCCACCAGCTCTTTGGTGGAGTAAGACGCCTCCAGCATTGCCTTGTCATAGCCACCGACGGCGTTTGTCCAGTAGTCGGCCTTCTCCGAGGCCTCGTCTGCTGCCGCACCGTACCGATCGAGGGACTCTGCGAGCTCGTCTGCCGCAGAGCCCGCGCCGCTGACCGCCCCTTCGATGCTGCCGATCGAGGAAGCAACGCCATCAGCGGCAGCAGCTACATTGGAAGCCGAGGACGAAATGCCGTCCAGGGCCGCGCTTGCTGCATCGCCCGCAGACTCCCACTTGCTCAGCATGGACTCGCCGTTGTTGGCGATGTCAGCCATCTTCTGGCTCATCTGGTCGATGAGCTGAAATCTTGCGGTCAAGTTTGCCATTTAGTCCTCACCTCCTCATATTTCTTTGAGCCTCCGCTACGATCTTCGCCTGCTTGCGTTCATCATCAACAACAAGCTCAGAAGCGATGTAGAAGAGCTTCATCTTCCGCGGCATGGCGTCGTACTCTTCCGGGTGCAGCCCGTGTCGCTGCCATAGGGTGTGCGCCCAGTAGCCGTCCGAGCCCGCCGCGCAGATCAGTTTTTTGCGGCTTTCAGATCGTCTTCATCCGGGGCGTCGATCATGCCGAGAATCTGCATGACGTTCCGAGCGACGTAATCATAATCGCCCGGTTTGCTGAACACCAGCAGCGGCATATCCGTGATGTCCACGCAGTTATAGAACTTCATCAGCTCCGGGTCGTCCAGCTTCGGGTACTGGAGAGACTTCACGACGATATGGCGCAGGGCGCGGGCATTGTCGCGCTCGGTCTTCCAGACGAGCTCGCCGCCGTTCACGAGGGGATTGCCCTTCTTGTCGGTGGCGACGCTGCGGCGACGGTAGTTTTCGTTGATCTGGGTGATCTCCTGCTGAGTCAGGATTTTGGCCTCGAAGTTGATAGGGTTGCCGTCGTCGTCCTTGAAGGACTCCGGGCCGGTAAAGGCGATGATCTCCTGCTGAACAGGACGCATAAAGTATTTCAGGCTCTTATTTTCAGTCGCCATAGTAAAATCCTCCATAAAAAGAAAAGCCTGCTCTTTTCCACAGATGCGGTCAAAAGAGCGGGCTTTGATGGTGTATTCAGAATCTCAGTGATGAAAACAGCCCCTTTTCACCACTGTCGCGGCCTTACAGGAAGTCGCGTGCGTTAAAAGTCAGGTTGTCGGTAACGACGTCGCCGCCGCTATCCAGAGCGGTGAGGGGCATTGCGCCGGTCGGCACACAACCGACGAAGGTGCAAACATCGTTCTGGTGCTTGTCGAAAAAGTCGGAGTCCGGGTCATTCATGATGCCCTGGATAGTCAGCTCCGGGGTCTTATGGGTGGCCTGGTACTTCTTAATCATGTCCTTAATCCAGGGCGTAGAGCGGTGCTCAGACAGGGACACAGTGATGTTGTAGCCCAGCCAGCGGGTGCTGTTGGAATAATCACCGAGCTGCTTGCCGCTCCAGGTGTCCGGGGTGAAGGTTCCGGTCGCGGAAACGGAGTCCGCAACCTCGATGCCGTCAATGACGATCTTGCCCATGCGAATATTGATCGGGCGGGTATTGAAGTCCATATTTTAGCTCCTTTCTCCCATCAGCGGGTATGGGTGGTAAAGAACAGCTTCTCCGCGCTGTCAACGGGTTTCAGGTTGACGTTGAAATAGGTCTTGTCGCCGTAGGACGCATCACGATCGACGAGGAAGTCGTTGTCGTAGTCCACATCGGTGATCGCACCAGCTTCCGCAAACTGTTTCAGGATGGACTTTCCGACGCCCTCCATGATGTCCCAACCGTCGCTGTCGTTCGCATACTTATTGGGCGGGAAGTTCAGCTGAATGGACTCCTGGAACGTGTCCATAACACGGACGACGCGGTTCTTACGATAGGTTTCATCCTTGGGCTGCTTGAAGCTCGTAAGAGAGTTGATGTCGTATTCAACAATAACCTTGTTTTCCTCGGAAATGGAGAAAGCAAAGTGGCCTTTGTTGATCGCGTCCACATACTCCTCATGCGTCAGGGCGTCCACCAGATCGGTTGCGCCATCAACTGCATCGTAGGTCAGGGACTCCACATAAGATGCGCCAGCGGACGCGCCAGCCACCCATGCGGTTGCCTCGGCTGCGGACAGCTTGTCGTCGTCGATTGCATAGCCGTTCTTAATGGAAATGATGCCCTCGTAGTCTGCCGGGAAGTCCGGGACAACGGCCTGCACGCCGCGGCCCATGCTCTCGCGCAGATACTTAATCTTGGTCTTGATCGCCGCCTTCATGCTGCTGTCGGTAACGGGCATTGCCACGGTGTTGAACTTGACCTTCTCCCAAGTGTCCATAAAAGTGGTGAGATCGTCGTTCTGGGCCGTAGCATCAGTGCCACCGGTGAGGTTCATCGCGGCAATGGCGGCCAGTGCGCCGGAGCCGGTGAAGGTGACGTACTCGCAGTCCTGTGCGATCAGATCATCCACAGTGGACAGACCCTCGTAATAGGCCGCGGTGTTGCCAGCCAGACTCACGGTAACGTCGAAACCGTCCACCGGATTTGCGGCGACGGTGACGGTCAACGCGTTACCGCGGGTGCCGCCGTACTTTGCCGTCGCGGTCAGCTCCGGCGCGGATGCGTTCTTTGCAGTCGCCTTGGTGCCTTCCTTCGGAATGTAGACCAGCACTTTGCTGGCGTTTTTGAACGCCTCACGAATGAGGAGCATCTGCCGGTTGGGGTCGCTGTCGTAGACGCTGTAACCCAGCTTTGCGTATGCAGCGTCCGGGCCCGCATTCGTCAGTTCGATGTAGGAACCGGCTGGGCCGTAGGAGGGCTTCAGCAGCGGGATAATCACAGTACCGCGCTCGCTGGTGCCCACGGTATCGCTGCGAGTGCTTTCAAAGTTCATGTAAGTGCCCGGACGCACCTTGCCTGCCAGCTTATCAAACTTGCCACCAGCCATTATTTAGCCTCCTTCACACGCCACGCATCAATGCGGGACTGAATTTCTTCCTTGGTGTACTCACCGTCCGGGAGATCAGCGGTCGCGCCAACAAAAGTGACGAGAGAAACGCCAAAGACCGCGCGGCAGTTGTTGCGCAGGGACTCCAGCGGATATTTCACCGCGGCCTGCTCAGCTTTTACTTTAGTAGCCATATAATACCTCCAGTATTACTTTGAGCCTTTCGGCTCCTGCCCTGCAAAAGCAGGGTTGGAATAGCTCACAGTGCAAAATCTCACGGCTGCACTGTACGCCGTTTCGATGCTGCGGACAGCACATTTGTCAGACTCGATCAAGAACGGCTTTCTTGCCGTCCAGTCAATTTCTAACTGCACTGCGCCTTCATCAACAGCCCTCAAAGTGGGGTCTCGGACATGGATGTATTTTCCTGTCGGCTTGCCGGTTTCGTCGATCAATGGGACTCTGTTCCGACGCTCCAGCAGCGCGCTCATTGCTGCATAGCCCAGCTCGTAGGCCTCCTCCTTCGTCTTGTGGAAGAACTTTACGAACAGAGAAAAATCCAGAGCATAGGTGCTGAACGTATCGCCTCTGCTGCCGATCTCAGGCCGCGGGAAGTACACCGCCGGAACGCAAAATTGCTCCGGCACATTCTTGTAGTACGGAGCAGGGTTCCCACTGTGAATTGTCAGAAAGCTCATGATGCTCGCTAAATCCTGTTCAAGCATGGAACTCCTCCTTTTTGTGTGTTTCGTTCTGCCGAACAGCCTTCAAAATCAGTTGCTTACAAAATGAAATCAACTTTCTTGGTTTGAAAAGTTCAACTCATTCAAAATAGCTGTCCATCCAGTCCTGGAGCTTTGCATCCAGCAGATCAGGAAGCATCTTGTCCAGGATGCGCAATGCACTTTCCCAGTAGTGCTTGCCCTCTACCCAGTGCTGCTTCAAGACCATGCCGCCTTTCGCGGACGGGTCATAAACAAACCGCCCGTCCCCCTGCCAGTAGCCGGGGACAAAGCGGTATTTGACGCCTTTCGGGTTTGTCCAGTGGCCGTCATTGACGTATGACGCATATTCGACATTGGTGCCCACTTCCAATGTCAGATCGCCCTCGGTGAGCTCCCAGATGTTCCCTTGGGCGCCTTTCTCGAAGGACGCGAGCAGTTGGCGGGTGTCCATGACCTTCCGCCGGATGATCTCGTCCTGGAGGACTCTCAGGAACTCGTTACCAAGGCCCTCCAGAAAGAGCTCCATTTCGTGCCGAAAGTCGCCGGACGCGGCCTGTCCGATGCGGGAAAAGAACTCCCGAAATTCGGAGACGTCAACATCAACCGTCGCCATCAGAGATACCTCTGTGTGCCCTTCGCCACGACGTAGACGAAGAGGTGGTGGCCGTGGATGTCGTGTGGAATCTCCGCGATGTACTCACAGCCGTTCTTCCTGTCCACGATCTTGTCGTTGAGTCTCACGTCGGTGCCGGTGGGCAGGGCCAGCTTGATACGAGACTCTTTGATGTTGGCCGGGGCGGTCTGCGAAATGGATGTGCTCTCGCTCTTAACCGCGAAATGGCAGGCCACAGAGAGCACGTCCGGCTCCTTTGGATAGGAGAAGGAAGGCTGCTCGGTCAAGCCGTAACCGGGGGATTCGTCGCCTTTCTGTGCGTGGTAGATGTCGCACAGATCGTTCAGGTAGTCTTCAAACGCCATGCTGGGCCCTCCTCACAGTACACGCATACGCATGGTAACAGTTCCGTTTGCTGCCGTGACGACATAATCATCCAGCAGGGCGGCCAGATCGAGATCGGTAACTTCGATGTCGGAGTGATCTGCCGAGTAGCTGTAATCGTCGAATGTTTCGGATTTCAGCACCTTGGAGGAGGTCAGAGCGGCGTTGTGGGCATAGGCCTCGGCCATCAAGATGCAGGCCGTCCGCACGCCCTCCGGCAGCTCTGCCATTTCCTCCAGGCCCTTGTTATGGGTGTAGGTGATGATGTACTGCTCTGCTCTGGAAATGTCCACGCTCAGCTTTGCATCGCTGCGTTTGAGCACTTCCGGGGTTTCGGAGTAATCACGCACCTGCTGCGGGGTTATCCAGGGGCGTTTCGGCATGGCTTAGTCCTCCCCGAAGTCGGGCTGCGCATCATCCGCCGCCGGGACGGTGACGGTTTCTGCGGTAATGGCGGCCACAAGGTCGTCCTTCTTCATGCCCTTGGTAACGGCTACGCCCAGATCACCGGCCAGCTTTTTCAGGTCGGTAATGGACAGGCTGTCCAGGTAGTCCTTGTCGAAGTGGGCCGGAATAGAGCTGTCCTCCGCTTCTTCGCCCGCTGCGATCAGCGGAACGGAATCATCCTTGGCTTCGTCCTCCTCAACCTCGATCAGATCAAAATAACCGCTGCGCACAGCAGCGGTCGCAATGTCCTTATCGTGGGTGTAGACGTTCGGCTCTTCCCTGGTGGCATTGACGATGCCGGTATAGGACATCGCCTTTTTCAGCTTGATGTGATACAGCATACTTCTCTCTGCCTTTCTGCCTTACTTAATGCCCTTGATGATGGCTGCGGCGTCCATTTCCTCGATGATGGGGTCGAAGTCGAAGTGGATAACGTAGAAACGCTTATCCTTCATGATGGCTTCCTTGCCCTCGGTGGTCTTTCTGATCTTCATGCCGTAGGTGTTGACGACCACCAGGTTCTTGGGGTCAGTCAGCAGAACGGAGTCGTCGCTGAGAGACGGGCACTCGACAACAGGAATCTTTGCGGGGCTGTTGTAGACAGACTCAGGCACCGCGCCGCCCTTCTCGATGATCTGGTTCAGCAGATGCAGCTCCCACTCCTGCGCACGGTGCGGGCTCATGAGCCAACGCAGCTTGCCGTTGTTGTACTTGTTCGGCATGGAGTGCAGCGTGTTGTAGAACATATCCAGGTTCATGCCGGTGTCGCTGGAAGCATCGACGACATGGGCGTTGTTCGTCAGCTGCTTAATCCAGCCGTCGTTCACCTTGAGGAAGTCTGCATCGCCGGTGGTGCAGAGAGCCTTCGCATCAGTGCCAGTCCACGCGCCTGCGCTGTGCTGTGCAGTGAACTCGTAGACCTTGCCGCCGGTGGATACCAGATCGCCCTTGTTGAAGGTGTCACTGGTGTTGAACGGCTTGACACCGGCAAACTTTTCGTCGCCGTTCAGGCACAGGTCGATGTGGTCGATGCCGAGCTGGGTGGTCATAAGGTTAGTGATGATGGCTTCGAGGTTCTGACCCTCGATGTTCTCACGCAGCGTTTCCTCGGTGATCTCCCAGGGCAGGCGGACGTCGGTGCAGCTGTACTTGATGGAGCTGGTGTTGACGCCTGCACGGTAGCCGTCGTCGTCGTCCTCGGTCTTCTCACGCAGGATACGGGAAGCGATGCCGATCTTGTCGATCTCGCCAGCCTTGGCGGTGCGCATTTCGTGGCGAACCAGGTTGCCCAGGGTAGTGGCCTCGAAGGTCTGCTGAATGAATTTGCGGGCCTGCTCGTTGCTCAGGATGCCCGCGCCAGCACTGGGCGTAAAGTCGCCGGTGCTGATGGCGTTGCGGATGATGTCCTCGATAGAACGTGCCATGTGGTTTTCCTCCTTCTGTTCTTACAGGATGCCGTGCAGATAGTGCTGATCGGCGGACTTCTGAACGATGCCGGATGCGTCGTTCAGGTTGGTGGGGTTGGCGCGGGAGCCGCGCACCTCAGCGACGGACTTCTTCACGATAGCCTCAATGAAGCCCTCCAGGTCGGCCTTGGTGAGCTGCTGCTCCTGCTTCTGTTCCTGCTCCTGCTGGCCCAGGGCCTTTTTGATGGCAGCATCGACGGCCTTCTGGACAAAATCAGGGGTGATCTCCTCGTCCTCTGCCTTGGTGACGGCGGCGGGGGTCTGCTCGGTCTGCTGGCCCAGGGCCTTTGCAATAGCGTCCTGCACCAGCTTCTCAGCTTCGCTCTTAGTCATGGTTTTACCCTCCTTAGTGGTCTTGGTTTTCTTGGTGGTTTCTGCGGAATTGTCGTCACCGGGCTTCTTGCCGGTGTCGTCGGTGGTATCAGTCCCGGCGGCCTCGGAGTCGGTTTCGGGCTTCTCCGCGGGCTGCTTCTCAGTGCCCTTGTCGGCATTCTTGCCTTTCTCCTCGCCGTCATGCTGCTTGTCCTCCTCGGTGCCGGTTTCGCCACCGGGTTTATCCTTCTCGGCGTCGGCGTCCGCAAGGAACGTGCCCAGGTCGTCGTAGAGGTTCTGCAAGGCGGCCCGGTTCTTTGCACTCAGGGTGCGCCCGGACTTCTCAATGCGGCCGGCCTCCGGGGTAGGCTTGCAGTCAAACAGCGACTTGGTGAGAGACTGCGAAGCATCGGTCAACAGCTCGGTGATGATACCGTTGAAGTCCTCCAGGGCCTCTTTGATCTTGCTCTCGTCGGTCTGGTAGGTATAAACGCCCGTATAGCCGTTGTAGCTGTACAGGCCGTTCCGCAGGGCGTCGAAGGCGTTCCAAAAGCTGGAACTGATATTCGCCTGCTTGTAACTGTCCGCGACCGCGCCTTTTGTAACGCGGCCTTTGGACTTCTTCACGGATGCTTCGCTCAATTCTGTATCCTCCTTAGAAAAGACTCCGAGGCCGCCCATAGACAGCCCGGTGATCTCGCCCTTCTCGATGGACTGCCACAGATCGTCGTCTGTGATCTCGACGGTCATCAGCCATGTGCCCTCCTTGATGTCGGCACCGCCGATGTTGGAGTCAGATTTTGCAATCCAGCTCTCCACGACAGCGGTGCCATCAGCAGACACGAAATTGTGCTGGAGATCGACGCGGTTCCCATTCTTCGCAAACCAGTACGCGGCCTTTGCGATCTCGTCCGCTGTCATGTAATTGCCGTGGGCGTCCTCGACCATAGGCTCGTACACAACGCCTGTGACAAAATGGGACTCCGAGTCCGTCTTGATGATCTTGCCGTAGGTGGTGAAGGCTGCTTTTCCTTCCTCGTCCTTGACGATCAGGAATTGCCGCTTGTTCGCCGCCTTGTCAACCAGGGACACAAAAGAGATTCTTGCATCAGTGATTTCCTTTGCCTTTTTTACTTTTCTCGTCATGTGTTCACCTCCTTTCAGGGTTTCAGGCAATATAAAAAGCAGCGTCGCCGCTGCTCTTTATCAAGTATTAGATTTTGCCGGGTCTTCGGTCGTTTCCTCCAGCACCGCCGGAACGGAAATGTTCACAAGCGGGTTGCCCAGAATGGCCTTGACCTCGGCCAGATCGGTGCCGGGTAAAAGCTCCAGCTCCAGAACTGGAGCTTCATCGACACCGTGGCGCAGGGTGTAGGACTTGACCATACCGGCCAGCTCCATGCCGTCCAGCTTAATGCTGGGGTGCCCTACGCGGGCTTCGTCAATGGTAACGATCATTTCTAATCATCCTCGATTCCGGCTTTCGCCTTGTTCTGAGCATCGAGCTCGGCCTCCCAGTCGTCGTCCATTTCGTCGATCGCCTGCTGCTGGAGCTTTTGACGTTCCTCCAGAGGCAGGCCCAGAATCTCCATGTCAACAACGGGCTGCTCGATACAATGGCAGTTGATGCTCTCGGCTGCGGGAAGGCTCGTGTCCCGCGGGTACATGGGGTAATAGATCATGCCGTCCGCGCCGACCAGCTCGAAGGGCTGATCTTTGAGAACGACCTGACCGTCCATATCGACGTGATTCTGTCGAGGCTCGTTTCGGTAGTTGCCGGTGTGCCTCCACGACTTGCTCTCCACCGCCGGGGACTGCATATAGGCTTCGTGCTGGGCTACGCTGTGGGCCCGCAGAACCTCCGTAACGGCCACCTTGCGGGCCCTGTAATGCGATGTCCAGTATTCGCCTTTACCTTCCTTTTCCATGCCGGAGTTTATGAGATCGACACAGAGCTGCGATATGTTGCCGCCGTTCTCGATCTCTTTTTTTAGCATAGCCTCCAGGTGCTCGGTGCTCGTGGTCTTCATGAGCTCGGCCAGGTCGTCGCTCCAGGTTTCAATCCAGGCGGTCGTCCTCTTTGATACACGGTCGAGCTTCAAGCCCTTGTCGGTCTTTTTGAGGTAATAGGCCGCATACTCAGGGAGGAATTTCGAGAGCCGCGCGGAAAACGCCTTGCTTAGCTTGCCGGTGGCAGGCGTCGCAGCAGCTATCTCCGGGAGCCGCTTCTGGAGATCATCGAGGTTATCAGACGCCTTAGCTTCTCGAACAAAGTAGTCCGTCTCCTCGGTGAGTATGTCGGCCACGTCGTCCTCGATACCTTTCGCGTACTGGAGCGTCTTCTTGGGTTTCGCATAGCCTTCCTTTCCCAGCAGATCAGACAGGTCGTTGTCCGCCTTCTGGATGTAGTTGTCGATCGCCTTCACCAGCCGATCGCAGTAGCACGGCTTCATGATGAAACGCGTTTTCACGGTTCGTCCTCCTCCTGCTGCGCTTTGAGATCGAGCAGCAGGCCGCGGACTTCCTTCATAACGGCCACGACCTGATCGTTGTCGCCCTGGCCCTCCGCCTTCTTGATCTGCCCTTCGAGGGCCATTGTCAGGCCGCCGAGGTCAAACCCGCCGCCGTTCTGGGACTGCGTGATGGTGAGCGGGACGTTGCCCCACTCTTCTTCGTAGTCGTCCGATGTTTCACCCAGGTACTTGTACAGGATTTCCTTCGCCTTGTTGGGCGTCAGGCCGCCCGCTGCGGTGGCCGCCGTCATGATCTTGCAGATGTCATCCGGGTTGGAAATGTTGGGCTCCTGGAAGAACGCCTCGACGTATTGGAAGGCATAGCCGTTCAGCAGGCGGTTGTTGATCGCCCATGCGAGGCTCCTGCGCTCAGGCTGAAAAACCTGTTTCTCGGTCACTTCCTGCGCCGTCTGAGCGGTCGCACGGTTGAAGTCCGTAGTGTAGCCAACATAGATGTCCGGGAGCAGGAAGGACGACTGCACCTTCTTTCGGTTGTTGTCCATATAGGTTTGGAACAGCTCGTCCTTCTGCAAGATGGAGGCCAGGTCTTTGACCTCGATCTTCGGTTTCTCGGTCTGATCGAAGTCGGTCTTGCCGTCGGAGGATTCCGTTTCCAGGACGATGAAGGCATGCTGTCCAGCCTCGCCCTTGATGTCGTCCATGTACTTTGTCAGCTTCTCGTAGCTGTCCTCTGTGAGCGTGCCGCCCTGAATCATAATCATCAAGGGCGTGTGTCTGCCGTTGATGAAATAATTGTTGTTCAGGCGTTCCGCTCTCTGGCTGCCGTCAACGCCGAGAATCTGGCCCGTCCAGCGCACCTCGCCGTAAGGCTGGATGCCGATTGGGAACTCCAGAATCTCGTTGGCCTCGTAATCGACGGGGAGCTCTTTTATGTCCTCCGGCGACTCAACATAGACACCGTTGCGTCTGTCCATCACGCGGGGATCTCCGAACTCCTTGAAATACACGGTCTTGCCGCCGAGCTGCTGCCGGTACTTGCGGAACTTCTTCTTGCGCTCGATTGGAACGCCGTGGTTGTAATAGGTCGTGTCGATGTAGGGCTCCAGCGGAACCGTCTTCCTGACAGACGGCGTGTCGTGCAGGAACTCGATCTGCTGCACCTCGCCGTCCAGGTTACGAATGACCTCCAGATACGCGATACCGTAGGTTTCGCGGGCCTCGATCAAGTCCTCGAAAACCTCTTTGGTGTCCTGATCGGTGTTCAGCAGCTCGATGATCTCGACCATTCGCTTGTACTCGGCCTCAGCCTCCGGGGTTTCCTCGATGTCCTCGATGTACTTCACCCCGATGCCGAAGCCTGCAATGTTGTCCTTGTAGGCTCGGATGCACTGAGGCAAGATCGTGGACTCGGCGGCCAGCTTATGCAGGCCTGCCAGCGGAGCAGGCGGCTCTATCCAGTCGCCTGCATTGTAGGCTTCCTGCTCTGATACCTGGGTAGGCCCCTCCGCCTTCTTGATGGGCTGGAGGGGCTGCGTCGGCTCGTGGGCCTTGATGATACGCGCCTGCATGGGGCGTGGTTTCTTGTTCGTTGCCAATGGGGTTTACTCCTTTCCTCCTGCCTTCTTAGGCGGCTTCGCCTTGGACGGCTTGACCGGCAGACAGAGTAAAAGCACACAGTCGCCTTCATCAGGGGAAGGCAGGCCGCGTGCTTTGACGTCCTTTTTGCTCTCAATGCGGAGCTTGCTCTGCTCAGATATTCCGTATTTACGGCCTGAGAGCTGAGCTGCTAGGTCTGCATCGTCCGGCAGAATGAGCTCGACGGGCTTCTCGCGCCCTTCGTCGTCGGTCGTCTGGAGCAGCTTCTTGACGATCGACATCATGTAGGTGGTCGTGTCGTAGTAGTAGCGGTGGCGGATGCGCTCGCCGAACTTCACGGGAATAACGGATAACCACCAGAAGCGATCAGGGTCACCGCGCTTGATCTCGCGCAGGCGGTCGGTCACGCCGCCGCCAACGCCGCCGTCGTCGATCTTGACGGGTATCGCGGTTTCGAGGTGGTACTTGTCCACCAGGGAGCATCCCAGCAGAGCGATCTCGTGCGCTGTCCGCACGGTGTCCTGGCCTCTGATCTTTTGATGGAAGAAAACTTTCTCGTTGACCTTGTACCCAATGATCGTCTTGTCGTCGCCGAAGCGGGCCACGTCGCAGCCGATGTGTACCGTCGGCTGTTCCGTCGGTTCCTGCCAGTCGGTCGCCATGCTCTTTTCGATCATGCTCAGCGGGATGAAGACATCCTTCTCCTGCTTCGGAAAATCACCGGCAACACGGACTCGGAACACATCGGAGTCCTCACCATACATGGTGCGGATGCGCTCGATGTACTCTTTCGACACACGGGGGCTATCCCGGTCGTCAACATGGATTGTGTGGTACTGGGTTCGGTTCTTGTGGTGGCTGTCATAGAAAAAGCCGGTCAGCTGCGTGGGGTTTCCGCACATCAGCAGCCGTGCTCCCTCGGTAGACAGAGCGCCAAGAACGGGCTCGAAGACTTCATCATCGACACCGCTCGCCTCGTCGATGATGAATAGCATACTCTCAGAATGGAAGCCCTGCAAGGCGTCTGGGGTGTTCGCGGTACGGGCCACAGCAAACCACTCTTCCTTCGCTCCGTTCATGTAGACACGCTCTTGCGTCCAGGTGATCTCCCGCTGCAAGGCGGGGTTGCTGCGGAGCCACTTCGATATTTCTGCCCAGAGGATGTCGTACAGCTGGTGCTGCGTGGGAGCAGTACATGGGATTTTGGGATATGGCCGCGTGCAGATGAACCAGATCACGGCCCACGCCTCCACCGCGCTCTTTCCGATGCCATGCCCGGAACGAACGGAAGTCATGGGATATTTGGCGAGGCTGTTCAAGATCGCCTTCTGGTTGGCATCAGGTTTTGCTCCAATGATGTCCTCCACGAAGTCCACCGGATTGTCGATGTAGTATAAGATCGCGTCACTCGTCAGACCCTTCACCGTTACGCCTCCTCTCCCATGCCTCTGCAATGACATCCACTAGAGTGCTCTCTTTGTTCTCCGCCTCGATCTTGTGCTCGGTTTCTCTCACAATCTCGGCACGGCTCTCGCGCTCCAGCTTCGTGGCCTCCCTGAGCATCGAAACAAGCACTTTGGTGTTGATGCTCTCGGCAGGCGTCTTGGCAAGGGCTTCCAGAGCCTTCTCCTGCATTTTCAGAGCTATCCCTATATGGCGGTCATTCATCTTTCTGGCCTTTTTGACGGCCTCTGCGTGGGCTTTCCGTTGAAGGTCGGCGTCGTACTCAGCAGCACGCGCTACCCAACCGTAGGTGCTGCTCCACCTATCCATCAGCGTTTTACTCTTGCCCAACTGCTGAGCAACGGCCCGGAGGCTGCGGTCTGCCCCCAATCCAGCGTAGATCGTGAACGCCTCAAATGCCTTTGCGCTCTCGCCTTCCTGACGCTCCCACGGCTTTACGTCGCTACGCTTCGGCATTTTGTTCTCCCTCCTTTTGCGGGCGGGGCCG